CAGATACAGCTCCACCTAAAGTGACTGTCCCTGTCCCTGTGGTTGTAGTAGTCTCTTTGACTCTGTCGTTTACAACAAGTGCCATTCAACACTCCTTCTAAGCTATACGTATAATTGCATTAGAGGCATCAGCTGTAGGGAATACAATAGTAAAATCCCCCGCTGTAGATGTTTTATCACCACCAAAATCTAACACTGCAACTGCTTTATCACTTTGTGTGTCGTTATAAATTAACGCACCACGAGCTGTAAGTGTAGCTGTTGAAAATGTTAAATCATTAAAATCTAATAACGCTGTAGTACTAGAAGATGTAGGAGCTACTGCAGTAAGTGCTGCACCTGCTGCTGTATATCCTGTCCCTGAAACTTCGTTAGAAGTTGTATATGCTGTAGTACCAGCACCTAAAGAAGCTGATGAAGTATATAATGCTAATTTAAAACTGTCAGCGTTCGTATTACCACGAGCTACTGTTGTACTAAATGCATGAATACCATTCAACAACTCAACTTTAAATGAAGTACACATTGCTTGAGAAATTGCCATTTTATATCTCCAAAAGTTTAGTTAATTCTGAATGCCCTGCCTTATGCAGTTTATTCGCTATGGTTGTATGATTAGACTTTATAGCCTGCTTCATATAAAACACTAGAACTTGTCTAATGCTATCTTTGTAAGCTTCTGCTTGTTCTTTCAATAAAGGGTTAGCATCTTTACCTACATAAATTATTTTTGCAAGAGCTAACTCTGCTACTTGCTCAGGTGTCATACCACCGTATGATGTAGTGTGCACATCATAATCAACACCTTGTAATACTTCTGCTTGATTATCCATTTCTTACTGGTATCCTCTCTTGTCCACTTCTATAAGCATCACGTCTATTTTTACCATCACCTAAGTTTTTCAACAACTGCATGACTTCACTATACCTTGCTGTATATTGAGTTACTGTGTCTGCATCTTCTTTCATAAACGCAGCTGCCTCCAGTAATGCACCATAAAACAACGCAGTATCAAAGTTATCCCCCAACCAAGTATTACCAGCAGTAACAATAGTTTGTGGGTAATAGTAATAATGTAACTCAGCACTGTAATTAGCATCTGGTGTTGGTCCCAATATCATTGTTGTATCATCAAATATACCATAATATTCAGGTTTCCCAAAGAACCCAGAGTCAGTATCAGGGAACGACTCTCTCACAAAGTTAACATCTTTATTCAAAAGATAAGTGTATTCGTTGTCACTATTTATGACAGCAATACTAAAAGTAGATAACCAATCACTAGGTAAAGAAAAATATTTATTACCTGATGACATTGTACCCGTTACATTCTTACGTAAGTCGGGTAACTGCACAGTATTATGTATGCGTTGCTCTGCATTTTGAATAAAAGTATTAACATCAGTCGTACTATAGTCATTCTCTGTGTACGATTTGATTGCTGCTACTAACTCGGTATAAGTCATTATGCCATTGGTCCTCTAGCTTTAGTTCCTTTTGTAGCTGCTCCGTTACCACGAGTAACCACACCTTCAGTCTTTACATCCTTTTCAGGATAACCACCTGTATTAGGATTAGCAACATTTTCAGGTTGTTTATAAGTTACCTTAGCTCCTTTTCTATCTTTGTTCATCATTTACTCCTAAGTTGTTGTAATAGTTACTGACCCTATCTGGCCATTACTTTCTAAATTATCTACTAATCCCTCTAATTGTAAAGGATTATTGAGTCCTACTGGGTCAAACCCATATTGATAACTCCTTTGTTCTTCTAGGTTTTTATCAGGTCTTGGGTCTTTTACTGCTTGCGGGTCATCTACAGGATACATACCTTGCATGTTCTGTGGATGGTCTGGTTCCCAACACTCCTTACAGACTTTTATATTGGTTTCTGTGGTTCTTATAAATAAGTCTTTTAGTTCTTTTAACTTATAACGAAAGCCACATCTGTCGCATTCGGCAATCGTATGTTTTGCTGATGCGTACTTACTCATTTATTTTTTCCTAGGCTTAGTATGACCATAACCTTTTTTCTTTAAGGCTAAGTGTTTAGCCATAGTAGGAGCTTTTACACCCTTACCTGTCTTTTTGTCATACATCATATGAGGTTTGAAAGCTTTTTTCTTAGTGGCTTTCTTTTTAACTAGCTTACCTTTTTTAAATCCAGGTACACCTCTCATTCTCAAAAGGTCTTTTTTAGTAAATTTACCATCTCCTGTTATATCTTTAGCTGCCATCTTTTCTCCTATATGTGTTGTCTACGGGGTGCGAGTCTTAGAGTAGCTTTATCTCTATCTTCTGTTGAAGCTAATGTCCACTGCTCTTCGTACTCTTGTTTTAAAAACTGTGTTCTATCACCTGCTTGAGGTATCTTTAAACTTAAATAAAATGCAAGTCCTGCAACTAAACAAGGTAAAAACCTAAATGGTATATCTTGTGTATTTACTCCTGTACCTGCATCATCAATTCTTTTGAGTGCCCAATAGACAAATGTATAGCTGTTATCTTCTGGAGCTGGCCATACATTTATATTTG